TAATTCAAACTACTATACGGGCTCGGTAAATGAGCCTGTTTTTATTAACTTTCAAAAAAAACAAAAAAAATGAACAGATTTATTGCAGAAAAACTAAAAGACGCTCTTGTAAAAAAATATGAATCAGACATTGCAGATGCTGAAGCTCGTTTATATGTTTATTTTACAAATCCTGTTGGGATTGGAGAACACCCACAACACACAGAAGAAATGGATAATTTGGTTGAACAGCTAGCAAATGCAAAAGATAAATTAGACACAATTAACAACTTAGAAATTTACGAAATATAATCATGGCTATTAAAAAAAATGATTTTAGTTCACTGAAGAAAAAGTTTTCAACTTCAGCGAAGTATAAACCACAAAGATTTTTCGATTTAGGTGGTGATTTTCTTGATGCTGTTGGTCTACCAGGACCAGCTATTGGACACCTTAATATGTTTTTAGGTCACTCAGATACGGGTAAAACTACCGCTCTTGTTAAAACTGCGGTTGATGCTCAAAAAAAAGGGATACTTCCTGTTTTTATAATTACAGAACAAAAATGGTCTTTTGAACATGCAAAACTTATGGGTTTTGACTGTGAAGAAGTTGTAGATGAAGAAACAGGCGAAGTTGATTGGGATGGATTTTTTATTTTCAACAACGACTTCGAATACATCGAACAAATAACAGATTACATTAATAGTTTATTAAACGCTCAAGAAAAAGGAGAGTTAGAATATTCACTATGTATAATGTGGGACTCTGTAGGTTCTGTTCCATGTAAAATGACATATGAAGGTCGTGGCGGGAAACAACATAACGCTGCGGCTTTGGCGGATAAAATTGGTATGGGAATAAACCAAAGAGTTTCTGGTTCTCGTAAGTCAGACTCTAAATATGAAAATACTTTGATAATTGTAAACCAACCTTGGGTAGAGTTACCTGACAATCCATTTGGACAACCTAAAATAAAAGCAAAAGGCGGCGAGGCTATTTGGTTGAATTCATCTTTAGTATTTTTATTTGGAAATCAAAAAGGCGCGGGAACAACTAAGATTACGGCAACTAAAGACAAAAGAACCGTTAAGTTTGCCTCGAGAACTAAAGTGTCTGTGATGAAAAATCACATAAATGGTCTTGGATATGATGATGGTAAAATAATTGTAACGCCGCATGGTTTTATTGCTGGTAAAGACACAACTGAAGAAAAACTAAATATAGAAAAATACAAAAAAGACTATGCAGATTATTGGAAAGACATAATTGGTGTGGATGGCGATTTTGATTTGAAAGAAGAAAAAGAATGAGTAGAGTAGTAACAATTAAAAATTAGTGAGTGTCAAAGACATTACTCGTAGACGGAAATAATTTATTGAAAATTGGTTTTCATGGTGTTAGAGAATTTTATCACGATGGAAAACACATCGGAGGTATTTGGCACTTTTTGAATACTTTACGTAAATTTTTAGAAGAGTCTAATTTTGACAAAGTTGTTGTGTTTTGGGACAGTAACAGGAGCACGTCACGAAGAAGATTGATTTACCCTAAGTATAAGTTGAACAGAAAAAGTTCAGAAAACGAATTAAAAGAAGAATCTTTCAACATTCAAAAACAAAGAGTAAAACAATACTTGGAAGAAATGTTTGTGAGACAATTAGAGGTCGAACATTCAGAAGCGGATGACTTAATAGCATACTATTGTAGTATATCTGAAGACGAACATAAAACAATATTCTCAAGTGATAGGGACCTAACACAGCTCATTTCAGACAAAGTTACTATATATTCACCATCCAGCAAAACTTATTTCAAATTAGGGGATAAAATTAAACTTTATGAAAATCTAATTCCCCACTATAATGTTAAAACAGTTAAAATAATAACGGGTGATGATTCAGATAATATTGATGGCATATTTTATCTTGGTGAAAAAACATTACTGAAATTTTTTCCTGAACTACTTGAAAAACAAATTGAGTTCGACGATATTTTAACAAAAGGTGAAGAATTAATCAAAGAAAATAAAGATAATGTCGCACTTCAAAATCTATTAACTGGAAAAACTAAAGAAGGTATATTTGGATTAGAGTTTTTTGAAATAAACAAAAAACTTGTAGACTTAAGTAATCCTTTAATTGACGAAGACGGTAAAAAGATGGTCTACCGTTACTATTTTGAAAGTTTAGACCCCGATGGAAGAGGTTATAAAAACCTTATAAGGATGATGATGGAAGATGGTTTATTTAAGTTTTTACCTAAAACTGATAATAATTGGACATATTTTCTAACGCCATTTTTAAAACTAACAAGAAAAGAAAAAACAAAATTTAAAAGAAAAAACTAAAATTATGAAAGAAAATCAAGACATTACAAAAATTGAATTTTTAATTACCTTAAACGATAACTTTGTAGTCCAAAGATTTTTTAATGTAAGAGGATTCAACCCAAAGGCTAAAAATAGTCTTGAGTTATTAAACTACGTTACGAGTTTATCAAATGACTTACAAACAAAACTAAGAAATAAGTCGGTTTTTTATATGTTGGAAAATCGATATCAAATCGAACAAGACCCTTCCATATTAGAAACCGCAAATACAGATGGTCCAGAATATTTTAATATTATTATAAAAATAGGAAATGAGACAATTTGTCATAGAACTATAGACGCTAAACTATACCCACCAAAGGCTAGATATACTCTGGATATAAGACCAACAATAAAAACCATACTAAAGGATCTAACTGACATTTTTTCATCTAAAAATTTATATTACAAATACTTAAACTATTCACTCGATTAAGAATATTTATCAAATATTAAAAAAAAATAATATGTCAGACAAAAAAAACTTTGGTTATTTAGGTAATACTTTTCAAATCCAACTACTTAATAATATTATCCTTTATAAGGACTTTTCCAACTCAATCTTAGAAGTAATTGACCCACATTATTTTGATAACCAGTATTTCAGAATTATATGTCAGATGGTTAAAGAGTTCTATTCAAAATATGAACACACACCAACTTTTGACACATTGGAACAACTTACCAAGTCAGAAATATCATCACCAATGGCTCAAAAAAGTATTTTAGATACTATTGAACAGGTCAAAAACGTATCAGATGAAGGCTCTTCTTTTGTTCAAGAAAAATCATTAAAGTTTTGTAAACAACAAGAGTTACAAAAGGTAATGACAAAGGCTCAATTCATTATCGATAAAGGTGACTTTGAAAGTTATGACCACCTTGAAGAAATGGTAAGAGGGGCTCTACAAGTTGGTGAAGTTGATAAAGGAACAACAGATGTATTTTTCAACTTAGATGAGGTGTTAGATGACGATTATAGGCACCCAATTCCAATAGGTATCTCTGGTATTGATAATTTATTAAGGGGAGGTTTGGCAAAAGGAGAAATTGGTGTTATTTTAGCGCCCACAGGTGTCGGTAAGTCTACATTTACAACTAAAATTGCAAATCACGCATTTAATTTAGGTTACAATGTATTACAAATATTTTTCGAAGATAATTCGAAAATTATTCAAAGAAAGCACATCACTTTATGGACCGGTATACATCCTGATGATTTGTCAGAAAACAGAAAAAGTGTTATTGAAAAAGTAAAACATATTCAATCATCAAGAAAAAACAAATTGATTTTAAAAAAGTTACCGTCAGATACAGTAACAATGAATCAAATTAAGAATCAAATTAGAAAAATGATTGCTGAGGGCAATAAAGTAGATATGATTATTTTAGATTATATTGATTGTGTGGTTGCTGATAAAGTGTTGAAAGACGAGTGGAAAAGTGAAGGGTCGGTTATGAGAGCTTTCGAGGCCATGTGTCATGAGTTAGATTTAGCGGGTTGGACAGCAACACAAGGTAATCGTAATTCGATTTCATCTGAAGTGGTTACAACAGACCAAATGGGTGGGTCAATCAAAAAAGCACAAGTTGGACACGTAATTATAACGGTAGCTAAAAGCCTACAACAAAAAGAAATGAACTTGGCAACAATAGCAATTACAAAGTCAAGAATAGGTAAAGACGGAATTGTATTTGAAAACTGTAAGTTTGATAATGCATTATTAGAAATAGACACAGAACAAAGTATGACTTTTTTAGGTTTGGAAGAACAAAAAGAAGAAAAAAACAAAAATCGTGTCAAAGAACTCTTAGAAAAAAAGAGATTAAAAGAACAACAATCTTAATTTAATTAAACTATGGAAAAAATATTAACAGAAAACACTGGACGTTTTGTCATCTTCCCAATTGAACACAACGACATATGGGAATACTATAAACAACATCAAGCGGCATTTTGGACGGCAGAAGAAGTTGATTTAACAAAAGACATCAGAGATTGGGAAAATCTAACTGATAATGAAAAATTTTTTATTAAAAATGTTTTGTCATTTTTTGCCGCTTCAGATGGTATTGTAAATGAAAATTTAGCCGAAAACTTTTATCGTGAAGTACAATACCCCGAAGCTAAGTTCTTTTATGGTATGCAGTTAGCAATGGAAAACATTCACTCTTTAATGTATTCATTATTGATTGATACATACATTAGTAACCCAAAAGAAAAAGATGAATGTTTCAACGCAATTGACAGACTACCAGCAGTTAAGAAAAAGGCAAAATGGGCTTTGAATTGGATTAAAAACGCATCGTTTGCCGAAAGATTGGTTGCGTTTGCGGCGGTTGAAGGTATTTTCTTTTCAGGTTCTTTTTGTTCTATCTTTTGGATGAAATCAAGAGGAATTATGCAAGGTCTATGTAACGCAAACTCACTTATTTTTAAAGATGAAAACTTACATTGTGATTTTGCCATTCACCTATTGAATAACCATGTTGAAAATAAACCATCTGAAAAAAGAATAAAAGAAATAGTCCTTTCAGCTTTAGAAATTGAAAAAGAGTTTATCATTGAATCATTACCGATTTCTTTAATTGGGATGAACTCAGATTTAATGAAACAATATCTTGAGTTTGTAGTTGATGGGTTACTTGTTAAACTTGGATGTTCTAAAGAATATAACGTAGAACAACCATTTAAATTTATGGAACAAATCGCAGTTGAAACAAAAGGAAATTTCTTCGAGTCTAGAACTGTTGAATATCAAAAAGCAAAGTTGAACGAAACAATAACATTTACAGAAGATTTCTAAATTATAAACTATGTCATTGAAAATTATTAAAAGAGCGGAAGAAAATGTCGCTTTTAATCCACAAAAAATTTACAATAGAGTTAAACGCTCAGCAAAAGGTCTGAATGTAAATTCTGATGAAATTTTTATAAAAGTAATAACATCTGTCCCTACAGAAGGAGAAGTAACGACAAAAGAGCTAGATAAGTTAATTTATGAAATAGCGGCATCATATACTGGTAGTCATCACGATTATTCAAGATTGGCATCATCAGTTGCAATTTCTTCTTATCACAAAGAAACTTCGGATAGTTTTTCAGAAACCATTAAAGAATTATATTCTGACGGAATTATTCATGAAGAATTAATTAAAAAAATTGATGAATATGGTTCTAGTCTAATCGACTCAGTAATTAATCATGATAACGATTATAACTTTGACTACTTTGCTTGGAGGTCACTACAAGAAATGTATTTGTTGAAAAAACCAAATGGTAAAGTAATTGAAAGACCACAACATATGTATATGAGAGTTGCTCTTTGGGTTACAGATACTTTCGAAGATGCGGTTGATTATTATAAGTCTTTATCTAATCAGTTAATTTCAAAAGCAACTCCCATAATGATTAATTCAGGAACCAAAGTTCCACAATTAGCATCTTGTGTTTTACATTACAATAACTATGACTCAAGACAAGGTTTATTAGGCACAATAAATGACATATCAACTTTTTCTTCCGATGCTGCTGGTATAGGTCTTTCAATGTCTAACATTAGAAGTAAAGAAAGTAGAATTACAACCTCAGGTGGTTATGCGGGTGGATTATTAAAATACCTTAAAATTGTAAATGAATCATTAAGATTTTTTAACCAACAAGGAAGACGACCTGGCTCAGCGGCCATTTATTTAGAACCATGGCACAAAGATATTTTTGATTTATTAGACATTAAAAAGAATACAGGTGCCGAAGAATTAAGAGCTCGTGACTTATTTACTGCACTTTGGATTCCTGATAATTTTATGAGAGCTGTTAAAAATAACGGAGATTGGTATTTGTTTTGTCCAAACGACATTAAAAAAGCGGATTTAAAACCATTACAAGAATGTTATGGTGATGAATACGAGGAGGTATACAATAATGCGGTTCAAATGGGATTGGGTAAAAAAGTTTCAGCACAAAGAATTTGGTCAAAAATTGTAGAATCACAAATTGAAACTGGCGTTCCTTACTTGTGTTCAAAAGATAACGCTAATAAAAAAACCAATCACCAAAACATAGGTGTCATTAAACAATCAAATCTTTGTAATGAAATTTACCAATATACAGATGAAAACACTACTGCAATTTGTACACTATCTTCTATGGTTTTAAAAAACTTTGTAAATGGAAATAAATTTGATTTCGAAAAACTTTTTAATGAGGTTAGAAAAGTTGTAAGAGCCTTGAATAAGGTTGTAGACATCAATAACTACTCAACGAAAAAAGGGTTAAAAGGAGGTCTTGAGCAAAGAGCAATTGCTATCGGAACTCAAGGGTTGGCCGATGTATTTTATTTAATGGACTACATTTTCACATCTGATGAGGCAAGAAAACTGAACAAAGAAATCTTTGAAACAATTTATTACGCGGCCATTTATGAAAGTAACCAACTTTGTATAAAAGGTAAGTACAGACCTTACAAATTTTTCAAAGGGTCACCAATGTCAAAAGGTATTTTCCAATTTGATATGTGGGGAATTGATGAAACAAATCTTTCTGGAATGTGGAATTGGAGTAAACTGAAGAAAAGTGTTTCTGACTATGGTATTTGTAATTCTTTATTTACCGCTCAGATGCCTGTTGCGTCATCGGCTAAAATTACAGGTTCATTTGAAATGACTGAACCAGCACATTCAGCATTATTTAACAGAAGAGTTGTTGGTGGAGAAATAATGATTGTAAACAAATACCTCATAAATGAC